TTATGTTTGCCCTTATTAGCACTGAGGAACTTGAGCAGATTGGACAGATAATGGTGAAGCAATTAAAGAATAGATACAATGATACTGTAGTCAATAAGAGATTTGTGATTGGAATTGATCGTTCTAAGATGCGTCTTTATGATTGTGAACAGTCAGCACAGGATAATATACTTGACTCTGGACGGGAAGAAGAGTATAATAACGAGGATAGACCGAAGAAATCATTTGAGGGATTTAAATTTTCATGACCGTAAACACTGATGCATATCTTGAGTTTGTGAATGCCGTCACATCTCAACCCAGTCAAGATGCCGATGCCTTTGAGTATCGTATTCAAGAACTTCGTGGAGAAGGATTTGAAACACATCGACTTCTCACTGCCTCTGTTGGTATGTGTGCCGAAGCAGGTGAGTTTACCGAGATTGTAAAGAAGATTATCTTCCAAGGTAAACCAGTCACCGAAGAAAATATGTTTCATATGAAGCGTGAACTTGGAGATATTATGTGGTATGTTGCACAGGCATGTATGGGTCTCAATATTTCTCTTGATGATATCATTGAGATGAATGTTGATAAACTCAAGTCACGATATCCTGGTGGTGAGTTTGATGTCCATTATTCTGAAAACCGTGTTGAGGGAGACCTATGAGTCAAGATAAAAAAGTAACATTAGAACTATCTGTTTATCAGGCAGCAGCAGTTCGTCAGTCATTATTTACTGATACGAAAGGATATACTTATGATCCTACATGTTGTCCGCAACGTGTGATTGATATTCGTCAAGCAATTGTAAGTCTTGATGAACAAATTGAGGAAATTGTGAATGATAACGAAAGTAGTTGAATCTATTGCTAAGAATGAACTCTATATGGGTTACATCTTTGGTATTATGATCCTGGGTGGTTTCATCCGAGATTATTCTGCATTAGAAGATGTATATGCTTTAGCAAAGAAATACATCAAGGATAATCGTGTCCTTGTTATTATCACATCATTGTTGGGCGGTATTCTTCCTATTCCGGGGCGAGTTGCTTTATCAGCACCACTTCTTGATGCAATTGCACCACCTGATAAACAACGTCGTTCTGATTTTGGTGTGATTGATTATCTATCTGTTCATCATTATTATTGGTGGTCTCCACTAGAGAAGACAGTTGTTCTTCCTATGGCAGTGATGGGAGTTTCTTATTCAACTTTTCTTGGATATACAATCATTCCACTTATTATTACTCTTACTTATACCTGGTGGTATATTTTCACAAAAGTTCCTGCCACTTCTGTTATTCCTAATTTAGAATATGTTAGAGAATTTAATTGGAGACGTGCCATTACTGGGTGGGCACCTCTAATTGCTACTGTTATCCTTCTACTGAATACCGGTAAAGGGGGAGCAATATTCTTCTTCCCTTGGTTTCTTGGAATGGCAATTTATTATTCTATTGTGTTTAAGGATTGGAAGTGGGGGAGATGGTTAGACGGCAAGTTTGCTATTATTGCTACTCTTGTTCTTGCCCTTGGTGGTGTAGTAGGATTAATCAAAGGACCAGTCATGGATTATTTGAAGGCAGCAACACCTGAGATGCTTATTCCTGCTTCTTTGGTCGCTATGGTTGCTGCCTACATTATGGGTTCATCTGGCAAGTATGCTGGTATGACCTCTGCACTTGTGGCAATCTTTGGACCTCAATATTTGGTATGGTTTCTTTGCACCGAGTATTCTGGATACCTGGTCTCACCAGCACATAAATGTTTGATGATCGGACAACAATACTTTGGAACACCAATCAGAAAATACTACATCGTTCTTTCTAGATTGTGTGTTATACTAGTTGGATATGCGGCACTGGTTACATTCGTATTCTAATGTATACAATTCTCAACTATCTCATATCATTCTGGACGGTAGTTGTAATGAATTGTATACAACCTGTGAACTGGAAATATTGTTATCGTGTTGACCAATGGTTAGTTCCAGATATTCAAGAAGGATGGAAACATTATACTGGTGAGATAGTTCCATATCAAAAAGAGAAAGACTATCTCAAAGGATTATAACTTCATAATAAATACTTAAAAAAATTATTTAATTATTATGGCTTTAGAACCCTCAGAAGTTTTTTGTGCAGCTGCTTTATGTTTTAATAAAACATATTTACAAAACAAATTAAAACTTGTTGGGCCACAAGGACCAGGTAGTCCAAATGATAGAATTGATAGGTTTCTTACATTTTTTAAAGAAGCGGAGAAAGTTGCTTCTGGTAATGAGGTTGTTTTTGCAGAGAACAAACAAGCATTTTTAAATTTTTTCAAAGATCCTCTTAAAAATCCTGGAAATATTATTGATATGTCGAGAGGAATATCTGCAGCAATTGCAGTTCAAGAGTGGATGCAATCAGAACATAAAGTTAAAAACACCACTGCCCATCGTGTTTTTATGACTGGAAATGTATGGCCAAAAGAAGTAAAACCTCTTGCAGTTAAGGCACATGGATTTGACGCATATAACTCTTCAGATTTAATAATTAGACCTGTCGGAATGCCAAATGCTTACTTTGGTGTTTCTCTAAAGAAAAAACCTAAACCAAATGATCAAGATCCAACTCTTATTAATAAAGCTTTTGATACGGTTTTAACTGATAAATCTTTTGATATTGTAAAAAAAGAATTGGAGGATATTCGTGAAAAATATTTTGCAGGTCTTGTAAAAGAAGCAGTAAAAGAAGGATATATTAAACTTGATATTACTGGTAAAACTGATGCTCAATTATTTAAACCAGATAAAAAAACAAGAAATAGTGAAGGATTTGAAAGAATTTATATTGATACGAAAGGCAGTATGAAAATGCCCGAAATTTATGGACCAAAGGATACGGATATTGAAGCAAAGTGGGGAACTGCAAAAGAAAGTAGATTTAACTACTATGGAGACAAAGCTTTAGGTCGCAGCGAGTTATCATCAAGAAATGATACGATGCGAGCATGGGTTAATAAAAAACTAGGTGAAACAAATTGCCCTCTTTACAAAGCTTTTCTTAAAGTCATGAATGATAACTCTGAAGTATTTGCTAAAAATTTAATAAATGTGACACTTAAAACGGATTTGCCAAATCAAATGAAGTCTAAAGACTTGGGTAATATGACATTTGGATTTGCTTTGGTAACTGGAATTGGAGATGGAACAAAAGGAAAAAAACTTCTCGAATCTGCAACTAGCACTATAACAGTGTATAAAGGAAAGGCATATGATATTCATTCTATTCTATGTGGATTATCTGATTTAGATTCAAATACTAATGATTATAAGTTTAAAATTACGAATAGAATGGAATCTGATAATGATGATGGTAGTGCTGAAGGTGGAGCAGCTAAAATTTATTTTGATTTGATTAAGAATAGAGTTCCTTTAATGAACATGGAGTTGAGATACAAAGGCGGATTTGGTGGTCAACCACAATTCTTTGGAACTTTGACTAAGCAATTTAAAACAATTATAGAAGATAAGTGTTTGGTTAAAGGAAAGGATGGAGCACGATAAATTATGAACCCACAAGTCAAAGAGTTATTACAATCCTTTGAAACGGACTCAAAGGCACCCAAAAGGAAGTATAATGACTTTCTAACATACGTCTATGTGACCTTTGATAAAAAAATTTCATCAAGCAAGGCAGATAAGATTATAGATAAATATATAAAAATGAGGAATAGTGTCCTCAGTTATATTGTTACAAACGAAAAATCTATAATTAAACAATTGAACAAGTAATGAAGAATTTCTTCCAATTTTTAACAGAGTCTGCAGCACAACAGGCAGCACGTCTTGGGCTAGAAGGAGATGGCCATGGAGGATGGTATAAAGATGGTGAGTTTGTTGCGAAGACAGATAAGGGAAGACTGAAGTTTTATAATAAGAGACAGAAAGTTGGCCAGCAAGATCCTCCACAGACTGATAAGGAAAAGAATTTATCACAAACAACTTCTGCACCTACACCAGAGCAACCGGCAGCACAAAAACCTCCTGCACAAGAAGGACCACCGACTGTAGAAAAAACTAAAGGAACACTGACTGTTGCTTTCGGTCGTTTCAATCCACCAACGACAGGACATGAAAAACTTCTGAATACTGTTGCGGATAATTCTGATGATGGAGATTATATTATTATTCCGTCAAGGAGTCAGGATAAGAAAAAGAATCCATTAGATGCTGATATGAAAGTATCAGTAATGCGTCAGATGTTCCCTCAACATAGTGAGAGGATTATCAATGATCCCCAGAATAGAACCATCTTTGATGTTCTAAAGAAAGCACATATGGATGGATATGCCGGTGTTCGTATAGTCGGTGGTGGTGATCGTGTAGCAGAGTTTGAAAAATTGTCTGGAAATTATAATGGTAAACTGTATCAGTTTGATAATTTAGAGGTTGTTTCTGCAGGTGACAGAGATCCTGATGGTGATGATGTTTCTGGAATGTCTGCATCAAAACAAAGAAAAGCAGCAGCAGAAGGAGATTTTACAACATTCCGTAAAGGAGTTCCATCAGTATTAAATCCGAAGCAAACAAAAGAACTTTATGATAATATTCGTACTGCGATGAATATTAAAGAAGGATGGAGCATGTGGGAGATTGCTCCTAAGTTTGATTGGAAGAGTCTTCGTGAGCACTTTATTGGTGAGAAGATATTTAAAGTGGGTCAAGTGATAGAAAGTTTGAACACTGGATTGGTCGGTAAAATTATTCGTAGAGGTGCTAATCATTTAATTTGTGTTACTGAAGATGATATTATGTTTAAGTCTTGGATTAAAGATGTGCAAGAAGCAGTTGTTAATGGGACCGAAAAATCGGGCGTTCCTGCAAATCAAAGAGAAATTGGTACTGATGCACATAGAAAGTACGTAGAAACTATGGTTCCGGGAAGTAACTGGGGAAGGAATTTCATAAATAAATATAAGAAAAAGTAGAATTATTAGATCTTCCAATGAGTAACCATATTTTTGAAGAGGGTCCACGTCAGGGTCATGCTGCTGGGAGTACATCTGTTGAACAGCAGGCATCCCAACTTGCATCCGATATTAAGTATAAAGCAAGACAAAAAATGAAGCAAACTTCTGGTTCTGCTTTAAGTCCTGCACAAGTGCAAGCATTATACAGACAACTTCTCAATGCGTCTCCAGCACCTGGTGCTGTTAAGTCTATTGTGAAGCAGAAACTCTTCAAGGAACAAGTTGATTGTGGTGCTGAAATTGTTTCTGAAACCGTAAAAAGATCTAAGTCTAATGTATTCGGCAAAATCTTTGTAGAAGGTGGTGGTCAGAAAGTAGAAGAAGTTATTGAAGAAGACGCAGATCAGAAATTTATCGTAAGAGTAACGGATAAGACAACTGGTAATACTTCATATAGAAAGGCTGATCGTGCTAAGATTTCTCAATTAAGAGCAAATCCAAATATCTCTTCTGTTGAGATTACTGGACGCAAAAAAGCAGATGATGCTTACGGAGAGAAGCAAGAGAAAAACTATGGTTCTTCAAAAGGAAAAAATACTGTTGGAGATAAAGACGGAGACGGAACTAAAGAACCAGATCGTCATGAGTATGCTGGTGTGAAGGATCGTGCCATTAAGAAAGCAATGGCAAAAGAAGAAGTTATCTATGAGAAAGAAGAGAATGGTGATAAGAAGATTGATGTAATGAAGAAAGGTAAGAATACTATAAAGGTTAATCCAACTCTTGGAGAAAGTATTCGTGCAGAACTT